GAAGAAGGAATGCAACGTCACGGTGGTGACATTGTAAGTTTCGCATCCGAAAAACTCATGAAGCATTACCATAAATGGCAAGATACTCATGATAACAAACAAAAAAGCAATCAAAAAAATTATTAAAAACCCACACCTATGGACAGCAGCAGACATAGCCTATGCTAAAATGGAGCAGAGGTTGAGGAAGAAAAAGAAATGAATGTAGTCATAGTAGGTGGTGGCACAGCAGGATGGATGACAACTGCTGCTCTTTGTAAGACATTTGGTGACTGGAATATAACTATCATAGAAGGTGGCGAGTCTATTGGTGTGGGAGAATCTACAACACCACACATCAATCAGTATCTAAAGTATATGGAGATTGATGACGAGACATTTTTAAGAGAAGCAAGAGCAACATACAAATCAAGTAGTAGGTTTCAAGATTTTAGTAAGGTAGGTGAAGTTTTTCACTATCCTAATGGTCAATCAATAAGAGCAGACGTATCATATCATGAGTGGATGTATGCAAAGGCAATGGGTTATGAAGTCCCTCCATTTGCAGAGTTGTTTATGCCCTTTGTTACTGTAGCAGAGCAGGGTAAACTACCACTAAACAATCATCTTATATCTCCTTATCAAATAGAAAAGGATAGAAGTTTTCATATAGATGCTAGTAGTTTTTGCACATACCTTAGGAAGTATTGTGATAGTGCTAAAGTTATCAATGATAAGGTAACAACCGTTAAGTATGAGAGAGTCATGCAGGGGTGTAAGGATAAAAGAATCCACCACCTTGTAGTCAATGGCCAAGAAATATATGCTAACTTGTTTATTGATTGCACTGGACAGTCATCAGTATTATTTGACAAGACAAGTGACTGGATACCATACGATAATATTCTTACTGATACTGCACTGGTTACTAAAGTAGATTACTCTACTAATATAGAAGAAGAGATGGTAGCATATACAAATGCTCAAGGTAAAACTGCAGGATGGCAGTGGACTATACCTACATGGGATTTCATCAGTAAAGGATTTGTATACTCATCTAAGTTTCAATCAGAGAAAGATGCTGCAGAGGAGTTTGGACACGAGGAGTATAGAAAGATAGAATTTAAACAAGGCAGACATGATAGAGCATGGACTGCTAACTGTGTTGCTATTGGATTATCATATGGATTCATTGAGCCATTAGAATCTACATCATTATTCAATACACATCATGGTATCCTTGCACTCTTAGATATTCTCAAGCAAGATGCATTACCAGGCCAGTTTGCTAGAGACAGATATAATTACAATCTAGCAGAGCACATGGATGGGTGGAGAGAATTTGTAGAGTCACATTACTATTACTCTAGACGTAGAGACACACCATTCTGGAGACACATTACAGATGAGATAGAGTATGAGATAAGTGGAGCACATAAAGTAATCTTACAAGCAATGGTAACAGGAGAAGAGATACCTCATGGAGAAGACCCTATCGTTTACATCCTTGCAGGGTCAGGTTACACCAACGTCAACGAGAGACTCAACAGATACTTTAATGACTGGGTAGATTTTGATACACAGAAGTGGATAACACATCACAATGCTGTCAAGAAACTAGCAGAGCAGATGCCAACCATGCACGAGTATTTAAAAGAGGAAATTTGGGCTTGACAAAATGTTGAAATGCATATATAGTATGGAAGTTACGTTAAGAAATGTAAACTTAACCTTGCAATGGACTCGAAAGGATCGCCATCCACTTGCACAACTGCTCTCAAACCAAGACCTATAGGCAGTATAATACTTCGTCTTTCATATCCAGTAGTGAGGGATTACTGGAAATAAGTTTCGCATCTACCCTTGATGCCCTACTTAAACGTCTTACTAATGACAACTCTTTCAACTCTAAGCAAAAGAAAATCTGGTGGACTCCTAGCGGGATGGCCAGAGTTTTGCGAATGGGTAACATCAACAGACAACAGATTATATGTTGGTTGGTTTGGTGTTATCATGATTCCATGCTTGCTCGCAGCAGCAGCATGCTTCATCGTTGCTTTCATAGCAGCACCTCCTGTCGACATCGACGGAATCAGAGAGCCTGTAGCAGGTTCTTTCTTGTATGGTAACAACATCATTTCTGGTGCTGTTGTTCCATCATCAAACGCTATCGGACTACACTTCTACCCAATCTGGGAAGCAGCAACTGTAGATGAATGGTTGTATAATGGTGGTCCTTATCAGTTGGTAATCTTCCACTTCCTTATTGGTATATCTGCATACATGGGAAGACAGTGGGAATTATCATATCGTTTAGGTATGAGACCTTGGATTTGCGTAGCATACAGTGCTCCAGTATCTGCAGCATTTGCAGTATTCTTAGTATACCCATTCGGTCAGGGTTCATTCTCTGATGGTATGCCTCTAGGAATCTCTGGTACATTTAACTTTATGTTCGTGTTCCAAGCAGAGCACAATATCCTAATGCACCCATTCCATATGGCTGGTGTAGCAGGTATGTTCGGAGGATCTTTATTCTCAGCAATGCACGGTTCACTTGTAACTTCATCTTTAATCAGAGAGACAACAGAAAATGAATCTCAAAATTATGGGTATAAGTTTGGACAAGAAGAAGAGACATACAACATTGTCGCTGCTCACGGATATTTCGGTAGACTTATCTTCCAATATGCGTCTTTTAACAACAGCAGATCATTACACTTCTTCCTCGCAGTATTCCCAGTAGTCTGCGTATGGTTAACATCTATGGGTATTTGCACAATGGCATTTAACCTAAATGGATTTAACTTCAACCAATCAGTTGTAGATGTAAACGGAAAGATCATTCCAACTTGGGGTGATGTTCTAAACAGAGCAAACCTTGGTATGGAAGTAATGCACGAGCGTAATGCTCATAACTTCCCATTAGACTTAGCATCTGCTGAGACTACAGAGGTTGCACTAACAGCACCATCTATTGGTTAATCAACAAATATTGACACAAACTTAAATGTTTGTTATAATGAGGGTCATAAACGATCCTCATTTTTTTATGAAAATATTTTTAGATACAGCAGAAACTGATTTAATCAGAAAGTATTATGGAACAGGATTGATTGATGGTATCACAACAAATCCTACTTTGATTCGAAAAAGTGGTAGAGATCCAGAAGAAGTCTATCAAGAGATTCAAGATATAGGAATCAAAGACATTAGTATGGAAGTGGTTGGTGATTCTAATGAAATGATTGAAGATGGAATTAGATTAGCAACAAAGTTTCCAAACTCTGCAACAATCAAAGTTCCTTGCACACCTGATGGTTTACTTGCCTGTGCAGAACTATCATGTAAAAATCTAATCAGAGTAAATGTAACTTTGATCTTTGATGTAGCACAAGCAATTCTATCAGCAAAGGCAGGTGCAGCATATGTCTCTCCTTTTGTTGGTAGGTTAGATGATAACTCTATTACAGGTTTAAATTTAATTAAAGACATTGATGAAGTGTTTAGAGTTCAAGCAATTCATAAAACAAGAATCCTATCTGCATCAATCAGATATGTGAATAGTGTATCTCAATCATTTGCAAATGGTGCGGATATTGTGACAATGCCACCTTCTGTTTTTGAGAAGATGTATCATCACGTACTGACAGATAAAGGTCTTGAGATCTTTGACAAAGATTATGCGGCCATCCAAAATAAATAACATTTTAGTGTATTACTTTTATGAGTAACGTACAAAATTTTACAGTTTATTCTAAATCAGGATGCCCATACTGCAGCAAAATTGTTGAAGTATTAGATCACATCAAAGCATCATACACAGTGTATTCACTTGGTGAACACTTTGATAAAGATTCATTCTATGGGGAATTTGGAAATGGAACAACTTTCCCTCAAATTTTATTAAACGGAAAAAAATTAGGAGGATGTGTTGACACAATCAAATACCTTAAAGAAGAACAAATCGTCTGATTTGGAGATAAATAAAGGAGTAGAATTAATTCTTGGAGGGACAAAATCTAAGTCTCAAAATATTAAACCTTTTGGTATCAGGTTTAAAAAAATGTTTTCTTTATTCAAGAAAGATATTCATTTTAATTTTGAGTTTTCTTTTACCATCAAAAACAGAAAAATGAATAGACATTAT